GAAAGTGGTGAGTTATCTCCTGAGACTATGGAGAAGTTTGGTAGTATGTCTTCCCAAGAATTGGTTGAAGCATACATGAAACATCGTGCTAATAACCCAACACCTGAAGCTAAACCAGCAGACCTTACAGAGTCTCAAGTTAATACTATTGTTAACCAGGCTGGTGGTCAAGAGTCCTATAATTCATTAATGGAATGGGCTGGCACTAGTTTACCAGCAGCTTATACAGATGCTTTTAATAACATTATTGAAAGTGGTAATACTGAAGCCATCACTATTGCTGTGGCTGGTCTTAAGTCACAGTACGAGGAGGTTAATGGTTACGAAGGTCGGATGCTATCTGGCAAGGGTGCTCCACAACAAGTGGATGCATTCCGTAGTCAGGCAGAAGTTGTACAAGCAATGGCTGACCCTAGGTATGACAACGATCCTGCATATAGGAACGATGTATTTGAAAAACTCTCACGATCCAACATTGATTACTAATGACAACAGTTAAAGAAGACGGCGGAAGAACAAACATCTACGCAACTGAACCCACTATGGAGATTATTGAAGTGAACGAAGAACACAACACAAAAGCTGAACGTCTCAATGGACGTCTCGCAATGCTCGGTTTTGTAATCGCAGTAGGAACATACGCAACAACTGGTCAAATCATTCCCGGAGTATTTTAAATGAAAGCACTACTACTTATCCCTGCACTACTCTTCTCTGCAATTCCAGGACGAGCTAATAGTGTTGACCCTTCTACTTCTGTAGAACGTGGTGCTCCTTACTCCATTCGTCAGTGCCCTGATACTGATGGATCCTTTGGTAAGTATCTTTGTTACAACCAACAAGTTGGACGAACTGTATCAGTACTAGGAGTACCTGTGCTTCCTGTCTATTGGGAGTCCACTAAGGTACGTCAGGTGAACTGTAATGTTCGTCACCCTGGTGATACTGTACGTGGTACAATGGCTACTACCTACTGTCCTGTACTTGGTGGTCTACCGACTGCTCCTTTCCTGGAATGATTGGTGTCGGAGCTACTATTATGCTGCTCGCTAGCTATTATGGACCAGGATTCCACGGGAACCTCACAGCTAGCGGCACACGATTTAACAGTAACGCAAGTACAGCTGCTCACAAATCACTTCCATTCGGAACCAAACTTAGGGTTTGTTATGTCGGCTGTGAAGTGGTAACTATCACAGATAGAGGCCCTTATATTCATGGTCGCCACCTAGACCTCAGTGAAGGGACAGCATCACGCATCGGACTTATTAATGCTGGTGTTGATAAAGTAAAAACTACAAGGTTAAACTAATGAGCAGAAAAGCAGGTCAATCTTACATCGAAGAGATGAAGATTAAAACATTAAAGGATCGAGGTGGTGACCCTAACAAACGTGGTAACCCTGAGAACCCTTACCGTTATCAACTACCTAAGACGGTAAAGAAAAAGACTAAAAAGAAAACACGTAAAGCTTAATAGAATAAGCCGGGTGCAATTCCCGGTAAAGCTATTGCCTGCCTCGGCATTAAATGGGTCTTACTTAATCGAACAAAAACAAATGAACTTTTATTTAAATGACCGCTACAATCTCGCTACAAAGACAACAGAATAACACTTGGCAACAATTCGTAGAGTGGGTAACCTCTACTAACAACCGTCTTTATGTTGGTTGGTTTGGTGTCCTTATGATTCCTACGTTGTTAGCAGCAACGACTTGTTTCATCATTGCCTTTATCGCAGCACCCCCTGTAGACATTGACGGTATCCGAGAGCCCGTAGCAGGGTCTCTTATGTATGGAAATAACATTATCTCAGGGGCAGTCGTACCTTCCTCTAACGCTATCGGCCTCCACTTCTATCCTATCTGGGAAGCAGCATCGCTTGACGAATGGCTCTATAACGGAGGACCTTTCCAACTTGTCATCTTTCACTTCCTTATCGGTGTCGCATCTTACATGGGACGTGAATGGGAACTTAGTTATCGACTAGGGATGCGTCCCTGGATCTTCGTAGCTTACTCAGCACCTGTTGCTGCAGCTACTGCCGTGTTTCTGGTGTATCCATTCGGTCAAGGGTCCTTCTCAGACGCAATGCCTCTCGGCATCTCAGGTACTTTCAATTACATGTTTGTCTTTCAGGCAGAACATAACATCCTTATGCATCCATTTCATATGCTTGGTGTTGCTGGAGTCTTCGGTGGCTCTTTGTTTAGTGCTATGCATGGTAGCTTGGTTACCAGCTCACTTATCCGTGAGACTTCAGAAGAAGTAAGTCAGAACTATGGCTACAAATTTGGACAAGAGGAAGAGACTTATAACATTGTCGCCGCTCACGGTTACTTTGGTCGTCTCATATTCCAGTATGCTTCTTTTAATAATAGTCGTAGCCTCCACTTTTTTCTCGCCGCTTGGCCGGTGGTAGGGATTTGGTTTGCAGCATTGGGAGTATCAACAATGGCATTCAATCTTAATGGCTTTAACTTCAACCAGTCCATCCAGTCCAGTGACGGACACGTCATCAACACATGGGCAGACATCCTCAACCGAGCTGGTCTCGGAATGGAAGTCATGCACGAGCGCAACGCTCATAACTTCCCGCTCGATCTTGCGTCAAGTAGCTCCACACCTGTGGCCTTGATTGCACCTACTATTGGATAAATAACTATGATTGATCACAGAAAAGTGGTAGCTTTAACCACAGTGAATACACCTTTTACAAAATACATTACAAGCACTGATGGTTATCAAGTTACCGATACTGTGACTTCATATACTAAATCAGTTTATTTAGTTGGTTATACACCCCCTGAACCTGCTGAACCACTTGAAGTTGCTGATGGTCAAGGTTCCAATTGGTTAGGCACTAACGTTTATGAAGTAGGTAAGACCGTTGAAGGTAAGACTGCTGCATTTACTGGTGGTGTTAATCCTGTCACCTATCGCTATCGGTTCCAGTTCAAAGCAACTGGTTCAGATACTTGGGTAAGTGATCCTTGGGTGACTACAACCAATTCAAAGAACACTGTTACTTACACGCTAACAGAAACTGGTGATGTCAAATTACAATCACAAGCTCGTGATAGTTCTGACCCTGCTGTTCAGTTGAATAGCACTACTGGTGTCAAAAATGTTACAGCTCCAGGTCCTATTACGATTGTAACAGCACCTGTTGTATCAGGTAGCGCATTTGTTGGAGAAACTTTATACAGTACTATTGCAACCTTTACTGGAGGTTCAGCACCAGTTACTGCTAAAACCATGTGGACCACATCCACTGAATCTAATTCAGGGTTTACCTGGATTAAAACTAGTCCTAACTTATTACTATCTTCGGATTTAAATGGTAAGTACATCAGAAGTCAAACAGAGATTGAAGATAGTCTTGGTAATAAAAAGTGGGCAAACTCTACTACAATAGGCCCTATCTCTTATTATACTATTGGTAATATCAGTATAACCAATCTAACTCAAGGTCCTACTATTATCAGTAATGGTTCTGTTGAAACTTTAGATGCAGATACTACTTATACTTATACGTATTCTTACAGTGGTAACCTACCAGCATCAAAAGCGATGTGGGATGTCAATGTAAGAAGTGGTGGTGTTACTATTACTTCTAGAAATAGTACTATGTTTGAACTTAAGGTTCCTGCAGGGACTTCCTTAAGTACACTTTCTGTAAGTGTTGCTTCTACTTGGGCAAACGATACACCACCTGGTACTGTTTGGAATATTGCAGGGTCATTACCTTTAACATTCGGTACATTAACTATTGACCCTTCAGGAGATCGAGTTGCAATTGATGAGACCGGGATTATCTATACGCCAATAAGTACTGGTAATATACCATTGACCTGGAGTAATAATCCTGCTACACCAGCCGATTCAAATGTAACTTGGTCATGTGATAATGCAGGTTATCAGTACGCTACCAGTCCCGTATACATTGGTTTGTATAACAATGGCAATGCACGTATTAACGCAAATCCGGCGTATGCAGTACCAAACACAAATTATATTATACGTTGTACATTAGCACAACCAGGTGTAGATACTGTTACTGAAACATTTAATTTGTTCTTTAGGTATCCTGTACCAGGACCAGCATTAACAAATGGTGGGATGGTGTTCTGGGCAATTGGTGGTTACGCCTACGCGATTGACATTAATAATCATTGGCGAGATCAAGATTTCAACCCCAACGTTTACATGACCTCAGCTACAGGAACTTCTTATACCTTTAGATTCCCTGCGGGTGCAGAAGTGAAGTTCTGGATGAATGGCCAACAGCAGCGCTGCGAAGATATAGTCTATGCTTCTTCTACAACAATGCTAGAAGATGAGGGTAGGGAAGTTCGGAATGTAAACTATGAAGACATAGGTAGTACCAACACTGTTTATGGGGCTATCACTATTCAGTTACAACCTGGTGAAGAATACATTCGATTTAAGAATGTTTACGGCAATGGTAGGATCTGGTTTAACGGACAGATTGGAGACCGTCAAGGAACAATTAACGGTAACCCAATGATCTACGAACAATCTATTTCTACAAGAGCACAGAATTGGATTGATGAGAATCCAGATCAATGGGATAATATTATAGATGAATCAGTAAAACACAACAAATCACAAGAGGCTGAGTAACTAAATGAAACGAGCGGCCTTTTATTTGGTCGCTGGAGTTATAGGTGTGCAGTTATTAATAGTTGGTGGTGTTCTCTATGGATGTTTTAAAACTCAGGCTGAGAAATGCACGGGTGATAGAGCAGGAGAACTCATGATGTACATAGCTGCACAATCATTCGCCCTCTACGCTAGCGAGAAATGATTAAACTAACAGATGCTGCTCTCTATTATAAAGAAGAGAGCCAACAATTTGAAGCCTTTCAATGGCTTGAAACTCAGGTGGATCCCTGTACCCTTGAGATTTTCGGACAAAAATATAGGGACAAACCAGAAGCTCTAGTTGCTAATCCACTTGTTGTGGAGTATCAATCACAGAATGATAATGCTTCTGGCACTGGTTATCGTGAGTGCTTCTCATCATCCATGGCAATGATAGCTATGTATTGGGGAAAGGTTTCTAACGATGATGAATACAATTCTATCCGTTCTAAATATGGAGAC